GCGCGCCTGTCCGATCATCGGTTCCCCGTTGAGGTGTGGCACGGTGGCCGGATCCCGCGGGCCGTACCCGGTCACCGCTTGCCCCCGAGTCCGACGGTCTGGGAGTGCCCGCACTTGGTGCAGACCTTGACCGCGTACGGCACGCCGCCGATCAGCCATTCCTCATCGCGACGGTTCGGATGCTTACAGTCCGGCGGGCGCTCGGCTTCCATCTTCTCGACGGCTCTCTTCATCCAACCCATGTCCTCGCCCTTTCCTTGGGATACGTCGAGCGTAGACCACGATCAACCAGACTTCAAGGGCGGGTGACCGTGGCGCTACTGTTCGGCCGGCAGCGCCGCGTCGCGAGTCTCGACGGGTACTACGGCGACTTCGCCGGGGCCACCGCCGCCGACCTGATCCCGGCTCGCACCACCGTGGTCGGCACCAACCTGCCCGCGGTCACCACCGAGTCGGCCATGCGGCACTCCTCGGTGTGGGCCGCGCTGCGGCTGCGCGCTAACCTGCTGTCCACGCTGCCCCTGGACGTGTTCCGCAAGGTCGACGACGTGCAGGTGGAGCTGCCCAAGCCGCCGGTGCTGAAGACCCCGTCCGGGGACCGGGTCACCATGCAGGAGTGGCTCTACTCCACCCAGATCGACCTGGACCGCTGCGGTAACGCCTTCGGCGTCATCACCGAACGCACCGCCGCGGGCCTGCCCAACCGCATCGACCTGCTGCCCGCCACCGACGTCACCGTGCGGATCCGCGACGGCAAGCTGTACTACGGGGTCGGCCGGGAAGAGTGGACCGCCGACCAGATCTGGCACGAGAAGCAGTACACCCTCGCCGGCCTACCTGTAGGACTCTCCCCGGTTGCCTACGCCGCCTACACCCTGGCCGAGCACCAGTCGATCAGCGACTTCGCGCTGACCTGGTTCGCCGGCGGCGGCGTGCCGCGCGGGCACCTGCGCAACAAGATGCAGACCTTGAGCCCGGCGGCGGCGGACGCGGTGAAGACCAAGTTCAAGTCCACCGTGACCAGCGGCGACGTCTTCGTGACCGGTGCGGACTGGGAATACTCCATGATCCAGGCCGAGCAGACCGGCATGGAGTGGCTGGAGGCCAAGGCCCGCACGTCCCTGGACATCGCGCGGTTCTTCGACGTGCCCAGCGACATGATCGACGCGGCGGTGGCCGGGCAGGCCATCACCTACGCCAACATCACCCAGCGCAATGTGCAGTTCCTGGTCATGCACCTGGGCCCGGTTGTGTCCCGCCGGGAGGAGGCGCTCAGCCGCCTGCTGCCCGGGCCGCGCTACGTCAAGCTCAACACCGACGCGCTGCTGCGGATGGACCCGGCCAGCCGGGCCGAGATGCACCGGGTGATGATCGACGCCCGGGTGCTGACCCCGAACGAGGCGCGGCTGCTGGAGAACCGTCGGCCGCTGACCGATGACCAGATCACCGAGTTCGCGATCCTGTTCGGCGACCCCAACGCGATGGCCATCGACCGCGGCTTCGGCGGGGTGCCGATCGGCATGCAGCCCGAGCCACCCACCCCGCAGGCGCACCCGATCGCGGTGGACCCGAACAAGCCGGCGACTCCGGCACCTGCACCTAAGCCGTCAGCTCCCGCAACTGGAGGAACCACATGACCCAGGCGCAGGAACAGCGCGCTGCCCAGGCCGAGGCCAAGCAGATGCCCGCCGACGGGGCCCGCCTGCTGCCGTTCCCGGCCCTGATGCGCGCCGAGGCCGTGGACTGGAACGGCATGTCGCGCTACCAGCTGGACGGCATCGCCTCGACCACCGAGCAGCCCTACCGGATGTTCGACATGTTCGGGGAGTACGAGGAGGTCATCGACCGGGCGGCGTTCAACGAGACGCTCTCGGCCGATCCCGACGTGGCCTTCCTGGTCAACCACAAGGGCGTGACCATGGCCCGGTCGCGCCCCAACAGCCGCGGGTTTCGCTCCCTGGAGCTGTCGGTGGGCGCCACCGGGCTGCAGAGCCGGGCGTTCCTCAACCCGGAGCGCCAGGACGTCAAGGACCTGGTGCACGCCATCCGGGACAACGACATCACCGAGATGTCCTTCGCCTTCCGCATCGACGACGGCTCCTGGAACGACGACTACAGCGAGTTCCGGATCCGCAAGGTCGACCTGAACCGCGGCGACGTCTCGGCGGTCAACTACGGCGCCAACCCCTACACCTCGATCGCGGCGCGCTCGGCCGAGCTGCTGCGCGATCTGGATCGGCTCCCGGTGGGCGCGGCGCGTGCGGCGCTCGAGCGGTTGCAGGCCCGCCGGGAGCTCCAGCCCACGGTGATCGACCTCGGGTCGTTCCCGGTCCGCGCGACGTTCGACGCCGAGGCGAGCGCCGGTCAGCGTCGCTCCGAACTCGCCGCCCCCCCGAGCAGCAGCGGCGAGGCCGGCCCCGTCCTCCCGCCCTCGCCGCTGCTCCCTCCGGTGGCCGGGCTCAAGAACGACGAGCGCGCCGATCTGGGCCGCTCACTGCACCTGGCCCGCCTGGAGTGGCAGATGAACTCCGAGTGGGACGACTGATCCACCCCGTCTTCCGCCCCGGCCACTCGTAGCCGCGGCGGTCAGCAAGGCCCCACCCGATCGGCACTCGGACCCATCGGATGCGGCGCGCCCTTCAGAGCGCGCATAGGGCGCTCCCCAACCCATGACCCCGAAATGGAGCTGCCGACATGGCAACCATCGACGAGCTCATCGCCTCGATCGAGGTGGAGCACGAAGCGGCGCTCAAGCGTCGCGACAAGGCCACAGCCGAGGCCAAGGCCATCCTCTCCCTGGCCGCCCAGGAGGGCCGCGCCAACCTCACCGCGGAGGAGGACGAGCGGCTCGCGCAGCTCGCCGTCGCCCGCGACGGGGCCAAGGCCGACGCCGAGGGCATCAAGCAGAAGCTGGCCAACGCCAACAAGATCAAGGGCGAGGAGCTGGAGGCGCAGCGGGCCAGCGAGCAGGTCACCGCGACCGGCGCCACGCTGCCCAGCCGGGCCTACGACCAGGTCGCCCGGGTCGGCCAGGAGGAGCGGACCTACCACCGCGGCCTGGACCGCACCGGCCAGGTCTTCATCCGCGACGTGGCCCAGCAGTTCCTGTTCGGCGACGTGCAGGCCTCCACCCGCCTCGCGCGCCACATGCAGGAGGAGCGCGTCGAGCGGGCCGGTCAGCTCCAGGAGCGCGCGGTCGGCACCGGCGCGTTCGCCGGCCTCACCGTGCCGCAGTACCTGACCGACATGTACGCGCCCAACGCCGCGGCACTGCGCCCGTTCGCCGACGTGTGCAACAAGCACGCGCTGCCCGACAACGGCATGTCGGTCAACCTCTCCCGGATCACCACCGCCACCGGGGTGGCGCTCCAGGCCTCGGAGAACTCCGCGGTCCAGGAGACGAACATCGACGACACGTTGCTCACGATCAACGTGCAGACCGCGGCCGGCCAGCAGACGCTGTCGCGTCAGGCGATCGAGCGCGGCACCGGCGTGGAGTCGGTCGTCATGGACGACCTGTTCCGCCGCTACGCGACCACGCTGGACTCGACGCTGATCAACCAGGCCACCAACGGCCTGACCAACGTCGCGACCAACACCGCCTACCCCGACGCCTCGCCGACCGGGCCCGAGCTGTACCCGAAGATCCTGGGCGCGCAGGCCGGCGTGGACACCGCGCTGATGGGGTTCGGTTCGCCGGACGTCGTGGTCATGCACTCGCGGCGCTGGGCGTGGCTGCAGAGCCAGCTCACCACCAGCTACCCCATGATCAGCCAGCCGAACATCGCGCCGACCGTGATGGGCGCCAACCTGCACACCAAGTACGGCTCCGGTGCGCGCGGTCTGCTGCCCAACGGTCTGGTCGTCATCGTCGACAACAACATCGCCACCACGCTCGGCGGCGGTACTGAGGACGAGATCTACGTGGTGCCTTCTTCGGAATGCCACCTTTGGGAAGATCCTTCGGCCCCAGTTTTCATTAGGGCTGAGCAGGCAGCGGCCTCCAGCCTGGGCGTTCTCCTGGTGCTGTACGGGTATTTTGCGTATAGCTTCGCGCGCTTCACCGGTGGAACTGCCAAAATCAGTGGTACGGGCTTGATCGCGCCCAGCTTCTGATCATCTTGATATGTCGTTAGTACACATATAGACTGACGGCATGGACGGATTGATCAGATGCGGCAAGTGCAAACGAGAGCTTGATCCCGAGCAGTACCCGCCGAGTCAGCGGCACAACGGCGGGTACTGCCGGGACTGCAAGCGGTCCTACGAGAAGGCTCACCCGCGCAAGCGGTACAAGCCAGACCGGCCGTACAGCGACCACTGCTACCAGTGTGGAGCGAAGCGGGATCCGGACGACCGCTTGCATGTGGGCTATTGCGGCGTTTGCTTTCGTGCGTACAACCGCAAGCGGTACGCCGAAGACGGTCGACGGATCACCGCGAACTGCTCGATGTGTGGCATCGAGAGGGTTCCGGAAGACCGAGTGCATCAGGCGTACTGCCCGGACTGCTTCAACGCCTGGCGGATCCAGCGCACGTACGGCATCACGCCGGATGACTACGCAGCCATGCTGGAGAAGCAGGGTGGCGGGTGCGCGATCTGCGGTGTCCAACAGTCGCAGATGTGGCGCGAGAGCCGGCGACGCCCGCTAGTGATCGACCACTGTCACACGAGCGGCAAGATCCGTGCGCTGCTCTGCGACTACTGCAACCGCGGGCTGGGGCAGTTTCGTGACAGCCCGGCCCTGCTCCGCAAGGCCGCTGAGTATCTGGAGGCCCACGCCTCCTCTTGATCAAGGAGAGCTATGGGCCTCAGAAACGTCCTGGGCGACAACGCCCTGACCTGGACCGCCGCGGGCGCGGCGACCACCGTGTCCGGTCCGATCGCCAACTCTGGCGTGGCCAACGACGTGCTCCTGATGGTGCACGTCAGCGCTACCTCCGGCACGCCCACCCTGAACGTCTCGCTCGAGCAGTCCGACGACAACTCGAGCTACAGCGCGGTCACGGGCTCGGCGATTACCCAGCTCACCGCGGCGGGTAATGCCGTGGCGAACGCCCGCGTCACCAAGCCGTACGTGCGGGTCACCTCGACCATCGCGGGCGGCACCCCGAGCGTCACAGGTCGGGCGACCGTCCTGGTAATCCCCGACTAGGAAGGAACGACCACCATGGCCGAGAACAAGAGCTCCGCTCCGGAGAGCAAGCCCGCCTCCGTGAGCAGCCCCGCCCCCGCAGGCAAGCCCGCCGCCCGTCAGGACAACCGTCCCGAGTCGGTCAAGGCGTACGACGCCAAGCCGCTGGGCGGCCCGAACCCGCAGGGCAACGACCCCCAGTTCGCGCACACCGCCGAGGGCGTCACCCCCTACACCCAGAACGCCGAGGAGATCGTCACCCCGTGGCCGGGTCCGGACCACGAGGCCGTTCTCCGCGCGGCCAAGTTCGCCGGCGCCCAGGGTGCCCTGGGTAAGGCCGACGACGACCTCGAGGACATCGGGCAGAAGGT